TGGAGCAACTTCAATAACATCTACTTCTTTCGTAGGTGCTTTAACTGGTAATGCTACAACAGCAACAACATTAGCAACAGCAAGAACTATTGGTGGAGTAAGTTTCAATGGTTCTTCTAATATTAATTTACCAGGTGTTAATGCTGCTGGTAATCAAAATACAACTGGTAATGCTTCTACAGCAACAACAGCGGGAACAGTTACAACTGCTGCACAAACTGCCATTACATCTGTTGGTACTTTAACAGCATTACAAGTTGATAATATTAATATTAATGGTAATATTATATCTTCTACAGCAGGAACAGATTTAAAGATAACACCATTAGCTGGTCAGCAGATAGTATTAGATGATACTATTGTTATAGATGCTGGTGTGGTTACTGGAGCAACTTCAATAACATCTACTTCTTTCGTAGGTGCTTTAACTGGTAATGCTACAACAGCAACAACATTAGCAACAGCAAGAACTATTGGTGGAGTAAGTTTCAATGGTTCTTCTAATATTAATCTTCCTGGTGTTAATGCTGCTGGTAATCAAAATACAACTGGTAATGCTTCTACAGCAACAACAGCAGGAACAGTTACAACAGCGGCACAACCTGCCATTACTTCTGTTGGTACTTTGACTTCATTAAATGTAAGTGGAGACTTAACTATTTCTGGTTCATCAACAACTGTTAATAGTTCAACAATTACAGTAGATGATTCAATGATTAAATTAGCTGATAGTAATGCTGCTAATGTAATTGATATTGGATTTTATGGTAAATATGTAAGTAGTGGAACAAAATATTCTGGATTTGCTCGTGATGCTACTGACGGAATTTGGAAATTATTTCAAGTAGATACAGAACCAACTACTACAGTTACATTATCTAATACAGGAGCAAGTGGAAATAATGCAAATTGGCCACCTCAATATATGACAACAAATACAGAAACTTTAAATGATGGAATAGATGAACAAGATGGAGAATATATAGTTACATGTACTAGTAGTGCTACTTCTGATGCATATAATGCATTTACTTCTGGGAACGTGGGTATGGTTGCATATGTTGGTAGTAATGGTACTTATAGTGGTTCTGTAAATTTAACTGGTGATTATGTTGGTGAATGGGTAAAAATTAAAATGCCCAAAAAAGTATTAATTACACAATATACAATCGGAAATAATTGGTCTTGGGAAAAAAGATCACCATTACATTTTAGATTAGTTGGTTCAAATGATGATTCTTCATGGACAACAATAAATACTCAAACATTAAATGAGACTGGTTCCACAAATAGATGGACAGCTAATCAAACTAAGACTTTTGATGTAACACCAGGTAGTGGTTATCAATATTTTGCTATAATAGTTCAAAAAGTTGGAGGAAACAATAGGACGGACGGACGAACTTATGCTGCACTGGGACGTATATCTTTCTATGGTCAAGGAGAAATAGCGGGAGATGCAACATATGGTACTCTTAAAGTAGGAACCTTAGTTGGAGATGTTACTGGAAATGTTACTGGAAATTGTTCTGGAACTGCCGCAACTGTTACTGGAGCAGCACAAACTGCTATTACTTCTGTTGGTACTTTGACAACATTACAAGTTGATAATATTAATGTTAATGGTAATATTATATCTTCTACAGCAGGAACAGATTTAAAGATAACACCATTAGCTGGTCAGCAGATAGTATTAGATGATACTATTGTTATAGATGCTGGTGTAGTTACTGGAGCAACTTCAATAACATCTACTTCTTTCGTAGGTGCTTTAACTGGTAATGCTACAACAGCGACAACATTAGCAACAGCAAGAACTATTGGTGGAGTAAGTTTCAATGGTTCTGCTAATATTAATTTACCAGGTGTAAATGCTGCTGGTAATCAAAATACAACTGGAAATGCTACAACAGCAACAACATTAGCAACAGCAAGAACTATTGGTGGAGTAAGTTTCAATGGTTCTGCTAATATTAATTTACCAGGTGTAAATGCTGCTGGTAATCAAAATACAACTGGTAATGCTGCTACAGCAACAACAGCAGGAACAGTTACAACAGCAGCACAAACTGCCATTACATCTGTTGGTACTTTAACAATATTACAAGTTGATAATATTAATATTAATGGTAATACTATATCTTCTACAGCAGGAACAGATTTAAAGATAACACCATTAACTGGTCAGCAGATAGTATTAGATGATACTATTGTTATAGATGCTGGTGTAGTTACTGGAGCAACTTCAATAACATCTACTTCT